GAGCAGATCCAGACGCAGACGGCTGGCGAGGAGCGACAGGCTCTGTACCAGCACGACATCGAGATCGGCAAGGGCGCAAGCCAGTGGATGATCAACCTACGCGCTTCGGTGCGCCCGGTTGTGACCTACATCTTTGTACTGGAATTGGTTGCTATCAATATTGCTGGTGTGTGGTACGCGTATAACACGGGTGTCCCGTTTGCCGCTGCAATGGCTGAAGTCTTCTCGGATGACGAGATGCTCATTCTGTCGTCAATTATCGCCTTTTGGTTCGGCACGCAGGCGTTCGCTAAGAAGTGAAAGTCTCCAAGGCCGCCATCGACATGATTAAGCACCACGAGGGGGTACGGACCAAGCCTTACCGTTGCCCTGCTCTTTTGTGGACGGTTGGTGTTGGCCACGTGATTGACCCTGCTCACGCTACGGTGAAGTATGAGGAGCGCAAGAATCTATCGGTACCCGCAGGGTGGGATCGCGCCCTCACGATGGACGAAGTGGATCGGATTCTTTCTCAAGACCTTAGCCGGTTTGAGCGTGGCGTGGTTCGACTTTGCCCTGCTGCTGCTGGCCGTCAGGGAGTCTTTGATGCTCTCGCATCTTTTGCCTTCAACGTGGGTCTCGGCAATCTCCAGCGTTCTTCCCTTCGGATGAAGACCAACCGGGGTGAATTTGAAGAAGCGGCGGATGAGTTTCTAAAATGGACCAAGGCCGCGGGCCGTGTGCTGCCAGGCTTGGTCAAGCGCCGAAACGACGAGCGGGCCATGTACCTTGCAGGAGTAGCCTAATGCGAATTGCACTCGAACCGCGGACCACGGACCAAGGCCTGGTCGAGCCTGCGCATGTGATCGAAGTCTATTGCGACGCCTGTGGCTACGATCTGGACGAGGCGGAGTTGGATGCGGACACTTGTTCGGACTGCGGGCAGTTGTTGAACCTGAAGCAGCACATTGCGATCCAGGTGACGACCATGCCGGCAGCCAGCGGAGGAACTTTGCCGTGAGGAAGAAAGCCAAGAGTAAGGTCAACGCAGCGGGTAACTATACGAAGCCCGAGCTGCGCAAGCGTCTGTTCAGCTCCATCAAGTCTGCCAGTACGCAGGGCACGGGCGCAGGAAAATGGTCCGCGAGGAAAGCACAGCTCTTGGCGAAGCGTTATAAGGCCGCCGGCGGCGGGTACAGGGACTAACATGCGCGCACCGCAGCAGTCATTGAAGAATTGGACGGCCCAGAAATGGCGTACAAAGTCTGGCAAGCCCTCGAGCAAGACGGGCGAGCGGTACTTGCCCGAGGCCGCGATTAAGGCGTTGTCTCCGCAGGAGTACGCGCGCACGACCGCGGCCAAGCGCAAGGGCAAAGCAAAAGGCAAACAGTTTGTAAAGCAGCCGAAGGCGATCGCTCGCAAGACGGCGCAGTACAGGTGAAGCATGGCGAGTGTCAAGAAGGACGCGATCGGGCAGGAGATTCGTAAGTCGTACGAGCGCGGCCAGAAGGGCTGCCCGGAAGCGACGATGGATATCCATGTCAACCTCAAGAATCGCAACAATGCGATTGAGGAGTATGGCTACGGGCCGTTGAACCCGGAGTCCGAGTCGCGTGCTTTCTGGGACAAGAAGGCCGAGCTTTGGCAGACCACGGTGCGCGAGGCCAAGAAGGCCCGCTGTGGCAACTGCGCGGCGTTCATCCAGACCCCAGAGATGATTGCCTGTATCGAGAAGGGCATCCATGACTACAACGAGGAGATGGAGCACGAGAATTACGCCCCGGATGTGGTCGCGGCGGCCAATCTCGGGTACTGTGAGCTGTTCCACTTCAAGTGTGCCGGCGATCGTACTTGCGATGCGTGGCTCGTCGGCGGTCCAATCAAGTAGGATGCGCGTATGCCACTACTTAGACTCTTTTTAAAGCCGGGTGTAGATAAGCAAAACACCGAATACGGCGCAGAAGGCGGATGGATCGACTCCGATTACGTCCGGTTTCGCTATGGGCTGCCTGAAAAGGTCGGCGGCTGGGCCCCGTTTGGTGAAACCACGGCCTATTTGGTGGGCATGCCGAGCGAAGTCTTCACCTGGACGGACCTCGAGGGCTCCCCCTACGTTGCCGTCGGCACGAACAAGAAGGTTTACGTCTACTACGGCGGTACCTGGGCGGACATTACGCCTATTCGGGACACGAATACGGGCGTGACCTTTGACACGACGAACGGATTGACCCGTGTTGTGGTCAACGACAGCGGCCACGGGGCAATTACAGGCGATTTTGTCACGCTTTCGGCGACGACAGGCAACCCTGGCGGCATCCTGAACGCGAGTTTGAACAACGAGTTTGAGATTATCGAGGTTCTGAACGCCAATGAGTACGCCATCGAAGCGCCGACCAGCGCGACCTCGACCGCCACGGCGGCAGGCACGGCCACGGCGACCTACCAGATCAACACGGGGTCGGATGTAAGCTACTTGGACTTCGGCTGGGGCACTGGAACGTGGGGCTTGAGCACTTGGGGCACCCCGCGCCCGCCCTCTGCCTCGGTTGCTCTGTTTTCCCGCGTCTGGCAGTTCGATAACTACGGCGAAAACCTCATCATGCAGGTTGTAGACGGCGGCATCTACGAGTGGCTGCCGAGCACGGGCATTGGCGTGCGGGCAACGGCCATTTCTGGCGCGCCGACCAAGAGCAAATACGCGTTGGTGTCAACGCCGGACAGGCATCTGGTCTGCTTTGGTACGGAATCGACCATCGGGACGCCTTCGTCGCAGGATCCGATGTTTGTGCGCTTCTCAAACCAAGAAGACATCAACACATTCGTCGCCACGGCGACCAATACGGCTGGCGGCCAGCGCCTGACGGACGGAAACTACATCGTCTCGGCGCTTCGCTCGCGCGGACAGATCTTGATCTGGACGGACACGGCACTGCATGGCATGCAGTACCTTGGACCGCCGTATACCTTTGGCTTCCAGCAGCTCGGGGCCAACTGTGGCCTTATCGGGCCGCATGCGTCGGCGGATGTGAACGGCGTGGCGTACTGGATGAGCAAGGACGCCTTCTTCGTGTTTGACGGTGTGGTCAAAAAGCTCCCCTGCACGGTGCAGGACTACGTGTTCAAGGACTTGAACTTCACGCAAGCACAGAAAGTGCATGTGGGAATCAACACGCAGTTCAACGAAGTGACCTGGTGGTACTGCACGGCGGACACCGACTACATTGATCGCTTTGTGACTTACAACTACCTCGAGCAAGTGTGGTCCGTGGGCACTATGGCGCGTTCCGCTTGGGTGGACCTTGGCACTTATTCCTTCCCGATGGCGACACAGTACGATATCGACGGTACCGAGGCTACGATCAGCACGATTTATGGACTCACCCCTGGGCGGTCCGTGGTCTATAACCAAGAGTTTGGCAAGAACGGCAACGGGGATCCGATCCTTGCGTATGTGAAGTCGGGGTACTTCGATATCGGCGATGGCGATCAGGTGTTGTTCATGAAGCGGTTCATCCCTGACTTCAAGAACCAAGAGGGCGATCTCACGGTGAGGTTGCTGTTGCGCTTGTATCCGCAGGTCTCCGCGACGCCGAGCTCGCTTGACCCGTATGTCATCTCTCCGGGTACAGACAAGGTGGACACGCGCGCGCGTGGGCGACAGATTGCGTTGCAGATTGAGAGTTCGGAGATTGATACCAACTGGCGCTTTGGCACGATGCGTGTTGATATCCAGCCGGATGGGTTGAGATGAGTAAGATCTTCAACGTCCGTCTGCCTAACGCAGCGGCCGTTAACTACAGTCAGGAGCAGTTTGACCAGTTAGTTCGTTCGCTAGAACAGGTTATTTTTCAGCTTAATAACACTTACACGCCGATCGTCAGCGAGGATCGCGCGGGCGCGGGTTCGTGGTTCGCAGCAGGTTCCGGTGCGGGCGGTGGTTTTGCTGGCGGCGTGCGGGGCTTTCAGATCAGTAACGGCATCAGTCTGCCGCAGGCGATGCTGATCTCGAATCTCGATCAAGACCTGACCAGCACGACTACCGAAGAGCTTTTGACGTATGACGTCGTAGCGTTATCGAACGGCATCCGCGTCGTCGATAACAGCAAAATCTACGTTCCGTGCTCCGGGCAATATCTCGTCACGTTTACGCTACAGGTCTCGAACCGAAGCAATGCGGCTCAGGAGTTTGAGGTGTGGGCCAAGGATACCGGAACAAACTATCCGTCTAGTCGCACTCGCTTTGACATACCCGCCAGGAAGAGCGGCAGCATCTGGTCGCATATTGTCCCGGCAATCACCGGCATTTTCACGGTGAACGACCCTAGCACGAACTACCTAGAAATCGCCTGGTGGGCGAGCAGTACGGATGTGTTTCTCGAGCACTACGCTGCCGAAAGCACCCCGACAAGACCGGAGATTCCGTCGGTTATCCTGACCATCAACTTCGTCTCGGCGGTGTGACATGGCAAACAAATATCTTCGTCAATACCTAACTCCGAGTGCCGCGACTGAGACGGCTATCTATACGGCACCGGCTGCGAACAACGCGGTCCTCTCGTCGTTACGGGTAACGAACGACAACGCCAGCACGGCTAGCATCAGTGCAGCAATCTACCCGGGGGGAGGAGCAACTCCGTACAAGCTGCTTAAGACGTATGTCTTGCCCCCGAGCCAAACCATGGACATTCTTTCGGGGGTGCCTTGTGTGCTAGTCGCGGGGGACGTGTTGAAAGTGACCGCAAGCGTAGCGGATGTCGATTTTTACCTTTCCTACCTAGAAATCGACCGCTCGTGACAAGTGGACAACCCTTGACAACTTACCCCATAATCAGAGCCATCTTCGCGTCCTTTCCCGGCGCGCGACCCCTTGTAGGGTCATTGGCACAAACTGGAAAGGACACCTATGGAAAATGAAGGCATCATGGGCCTGCCCGCAGGGCAGGACATGCAAAATCCAAGGCCCCCGGACCAGCCGATTTACGTCTCGAGCGCGGACACTTATGACGCTGCTCTGACGGCATTGGGCATGTCCTCGGGCGACCCCGCACAGGCAGAGGCCGTCCGTCAGGCGGTCCGCGAAAGCATTGACGAGCTTGACCTCAGCCCGACTGAGGTTTCGGCATTACTTGAAGTCCTCGAGTACATGTCGCAGCGGCCGGACGAATACCCGGCACTTCGCCAACGCCTGATTGAATCAGGGATGATGGACGACGATGACCTGCCGGAAGAATACGATCCGGCGTTCCTCGGCATGGCCATCATGGCGCTTAACGAATACAAGGCGGCCGGTGCGCAGGGCGCGCAGGCGCCGATGGAGATGTCGCCGGTCGTCGAAGGCCTCGAGCCGATGGCCATGGCCGAAGGTGGACTAGCCGATGTGGCTAAGTACCTCGCCTCGCAAGGCCGCAACGGTGACTCGATCCTTGCACACATTACCCCGGCCGAAGCGCGCCTTTTGAAGGCGATGGGCGGCTCGGGAACGATTAATCCAAAAACAGGCCTACCTGAGTTCTTCTTGAAGAAGATCTTCAAGAGCGTCAAGAAGGCCGTTAAGAAGCTTCTTAAGAACCCAATTGTACGTATCGTTGCCACCGTAGCACTGGCCGCGGTCCTCGGACCTGCGGCTATTAGTGCTGTGGGAGGCCTGACCGGAGCAGCAACCGTTGCCGCCGGCACGGCGGGGGCGTCAATTGGCCTAGGCGGGACGGCGTTTGCGCTATCGACCTCAGCGGCTGCGGCTGCTACGGCTGCGGCCTCTGTCGTAGGCTCTGCGGCCATTAGTGCTATGGCCGGCGAGAAGATCAACGCCAAGAGTCTTCTGATCAACGCAGCAACGAGTTACTTTGGCGCGGGTGGCACGGTCGGCGGCGTCAATCCTGTTTCAAGCATCGCGAAGTATGCAGGCAAGCTCCCCGGTGTCACCGAAGGTGGCAAAGTTGCTCAAGGTATCGGCGCAGGCTTGACGAGTGCCGCGGTCGGCAAGGCCGCGGGCATGAGCACGCAAGAGGCCCTTGGAATGGGGCTTCAGACGGGCATCCAAGCCGGCATTGCTTACAAGCCCCAGGCCGCTCCATCAACAGCTCCCGAGGCCCCGCCGGATGTGGCCTCTGGTATGGGCGGAGACATGTCAGGAGCACGGGCTCCTGCTTCCGCTACCCCCGCAGCAGGATCGCCTGCTTCTATGACGGATGCTCAGTTGTTCGGCATGGGCTACCAGCCTGACGAATTTGCTGCGGTTCGAGCGGGAGGCGCTCAAGGCCCCGTCACACAGACCGCAACGGCGACGCCGCAAGCGGCTGCCACGCAGTCGCCCACAGCGGCACCCACCCCCTCAACCCCGGGCGGCACCACTTTCGGCCGTATGGCGGATTACATCAAATCGCTTGCTCCGGGCGGAGAAGCGCCGACGTTCGATAAGTTTAAGAACGCGTTTCTTATCAACGATGACCGCAAGCTCGAGGGCAAACTTGGCCGATACGTACCGGGCGTTGCAACGGCGCTCGCCGTGACTGGCCTAGCCGGCGGATTTAAGGCGGGCGAAGTAGATCAAAACCCGCTTTTCGATCGGGATTACACCGGCAGCGACTATATCCGCGACAACCCGGAGAAGTTCAAAGGCGGCCTCGAGCCGACGGTACTCAAGCCCTACAACCCGGTCGTTGAAACCCCGTCGTATGGCCTTGGTCCGTCAAGCACGGCTCCCGGACCAAGCACCACGGCCCCCGGCTCTTTCTCAACGATGCCTGTGGGCCCCACTCCGACGTATTACGCGCCGAGCAGCTCACCGACGAACATGCCGCAGGGCATTCCGCAGCCGTATAACGTCTCTGGTCTGTACGGCGTGCCGTTGTTGTACGGAAACCCTGTTCAAGCAGCACGTCCGCCGGGCTATCGGCAGGGCGGTGTGGTAAATAACGCTATCAAACAGGCGGCACAGGATCCTGTCCAAGTAGCGCAGACCGAAGGACTGCTTTACAGCGGTCCGCAGGCCGCGCAAGCCGCAGGGCAAGCCATTCAGGCGCTGAGTAGTCAAAATAACCAAGGCATCATGGCGGCACAGGGGCTGCGTCGAGGCGGTCAGCCGACGCATTTCCCGCGTAAAACAGGTCCGATCAACGGCCCCGGCACGGGAACGTCGGATTCTATCCCGGCGATGCTCTCGGACGGTGAATTTGTGTTCACGGCACGTGCCGTTCGCAACGCCGGCGGCGGAAGTCGTCGCAAAGGCGCGCGGCGCATGTACAAGTTGATGAAGATGCTGGAAGGCGGAAAGGCCGAGGGCAAATAAATGGCAACAGATACTTCAATCCAGCAACAAATTGTCCGGGAAGCCCCGGAGATTGAAGCCTATAAGCTTAAACTGCTTGAGGAGTCGCAAAAGCTGGCTTTCCAGCCCGGATTTGCCGATCAAATCCCGGGATATCAGGTTGCGGGCTTTTCTCCCGCCCAGCAAGCCGCCATGCGCGCGGCAGAACAGCAGGGCGTGGGCGCGTTTACCCCGTATGTAACCGCTGCAAATCAGGCCCTGTCGGGCGGCATGGGCATGACCCGTGAGGCGGCGGACGTTCTCCGTGGCGCCGACACCCGGGCACAGTTTGGGGACGCGCAGGCCGCGATGCGTCAGGCCGGCGCCGCTGCGGCGGGCATGGGCGGCGGCATTGGCCAGATCAACACTGGCCTTGAATACATGGACCTTGCCGGTCGGCGCGCGCTTCAAGCGGACACGACGGGGCGCTTTGGCGCGGCCTACCAGGACATCGGCACTGGCGTCAATGCGCTCGCCACTTCGCAGAACATGGCCGCCCGCGCTTCGCAGGCGGATCTTACGCCGGCGACGGCAGCGATCGGGCAGGGCATGCGCGGGGTCACCGACGCACAGCGCATGGCCGCCGGGGCCATGGGCGCGGACTTCTCTGGCTCGCAGCAGCTTCTGCAAAATGCCGCTCAACGCGCTGCGGGAGCCGCGGGCGTGCCGCAGATGGCCGGCGCACAACAGGCCGTTTCGCAGGGTCTTGGCACTGGGCAACAAGCCATTCAGATGGCTCGCGAAGCCGCAGGGGCGCCTGGCATGGCGCAGGGAGTCGGGGCGCTTTATCAGGGCGCACAACAGGCCGCTGGCGCTGCGCAGCAGCCGGGGTTCCAAACCGCCCAGCAGGCCATTCAACAGGGCATTGGTGGGATTGGTGCGGGAACTCAAGGCTTCCAACCGGGCGCTGCAACGCAGGCGTTCATGGACCCGTATCGCCAACAGGTGATCGACGAGGCCATGAAGCAGATCGATCGGCAGGGCGCGATTGCGCAGCAAGGGGCGTCTGCACAGGCCGTTCGTGCGGGAGCGTTTGGCAGCGAACGCGAAGGCGTACAGCGCGCGGAACTCAAGCGCGGCCAGCTCGAGCAGAAGGCGGGGACTATCGCCAATCTGCTCAGTCAGGGCTACTCACAGGCTCAAGCCAATGCGATGGCGACCTTTGAGCAGCAACAGCAACGTGCACTACAGGGGGCACAGGCCACGGGGCAGCTTGGCAGTCAGGCGGCACAGGTTGCCGCCCAGCAAGCGGGGCTCGGGCAGGCCGCGGCTGGAATGCTCCAACAGGCAGGCCTTGGCGTGCAGGCCGGCCAGACCATGGGCTCGCTCGAGGCGCAGCGCGCGGCGGCCGAACAGGCGGCTGCGGGACAGATCGCCAACATCGGCCAGACCGTAGGGCAGCAGGCCGCGCAGCAAGCGCAACTGGGGCAGTCGGGCGCAGGCCTCTACGGCAACCTCTCGCAGCAGCAGATCGCTGCCGGCCAAGGCTTGGGTCAGCTCGGCGTGGAACAGGCTCGTTTGGGGCAGTCCGCAGCAAACATCTATCAACAAGCCGCGCAGGGCTACGGCAATCTTGCTTCGCAGCAGGGTGCGCTCGCTGGGCAAGAGTCCAACATCCAGCAGAACATCTCCAACCTGCTCATGCAGCAGGGTTCGGGACGCACTGCGGCTGCGCAGGCCCTCGCTGGCATTTACGGCCAGCAGTCGGGGCAGTTCCAGAACATCGCGCAGGGCATTGGCTCGCTGGCGGGGCAGCAGTTTGGAATCGGTCAGCAAACAGCGCAGGGCCTGGGCCAGTTCGGACAGCAGTACGGCCAGCAAGGCTTGCAGCAGCTCGGCATCGGTCAAGCTGCGCAGGGCATGCAGCAGTCGGACATCAACTTCCTCTACAACGTCGGACAGTCGCAGCAGGCGTACAATCAACAAGTGCTCGATGCCCAGCGAGCGACGCAGATGCAGAAGCTCTACGCGCCGTATCAACAGGCGGGATTCCTCTCCGACATCTATCGCGGCGCGCCGTCCACGCAGATGTCAACATCTGTGGTCAGTCAGCCTTCGGCGAGCCCGTTCCAGCAGGCGGCGGGCATCGGATTGGCGGGGTTGTCCGCCGCGGCGGGCGCAAAAGCAGCCGGACTCTTTTAAGGGGCCAGGATAATCATGAAAGACAAGATGATGGACGACTACGAAAACGTCGGCATTATGCAGGGCTTTCTCGACGACGTTGGCGAGGAAGAAGCGGCGCTCGAAGAGGAGGAAAGCTCCGACGATGCGGTTTCTGCAAAGATGCTCAATCGCCGCGTCGATTCGCCTGAAATCCTTATGAACAACCTTCGCGGGGACATGCGCTCGGTCGATGCGCGTCGCGAAGAGCTTGCGGATCTGGTAGGCTACGAGGCCGCGTCCGAGACTCCCGATTCTGTCCTTGCGATGCTCCAGCCGGTGCTCGCGCAGGGCGGTGGGATCGGCGCGCTGCCCCAATCAGGGCCCATGGCCCAAGGGCCACAACCTCCAATGCCGCCGCCCCCGGGGGGAGCCATGGGAGCTCCGCCTCCCGGTGCTCCGCCGCTTCCTCCTGGTGGAGCCGCGCCGCCTCCTGGCGGCGATATGGCCGCTCTTCTCGCTGCTGCCGGTCCTCCCCCTGGGGGCGGAGGGGCACCCGGTGGTCCGCCGATGGGCGGGCCGCCTCCTGGAGGTCCGATGATTGGCCCGGATGGCCAGCCGATTCCGCCGGAAGGCCTGCCGCCGATCCAGATGCGGGATGGTGGTTACGTTCAGCGTTTTAGGTATGGGTCCGATGAGGAAGGCGTGACCCCGGACGACGAAGAAACTTCCTCTATGGGCTATGGCGCGAACCTTTCCCCAGCAATGCTGGGAAGTCTCCTTGGCGCACCGCAAGACTTTGGCCAAGCCGTCAAGGCACGGGAAAAAGTCTATAGCGACCTTCTCGGAGAAGACAAAGAAGCGAGAAAAGCGCAGATGTTGCTTGCTCTCGCTCAGACGGGACTTCAGTTTGCAGGCAACGTCGATCCACAAGGTCGTCCACTTCGCGGTTCGTTCATGTCGCGTCTTGCGGGAGCTGCTTCGGGGCTCCCCGGGCAAATCAACCAATTTATCGGCGAAGCAGATAAGAGCCGTCGTGCGGTACGCATGGCTGCGCTTGAGGCTGTGGAGAAAGAGCGTCTTGAGGACCGTCAGGTAAGAGGCGCTATCTCTCGCGAAATTGCAAAGGCGCAAGCCAAGGGGTCGGGCGATCTCTTTGGTAAGGGCGGGATGGGGCCGTTCTATACAACGATCACGACCCCGAACCTTGTGCGTGCATGGTCGGAAGGCGCGTTGAGCGAAGACCAAGACAATCTCGTTGACCTGGCGGTCAACAAAGTCGTCGCGGAGTCAAGACCGAGGATTGAGAGGTATCAAGACGCAGCGGGGCGCGATCGATCGATTGAAATCCCTGGAACAGAGCTTCCTAGTTATCTAAAAGACGCCATTGCTCGCCGCAAGGAGTTTATAGCGACTGGTGGTCGGCCAATGGTGGATGCGGGTGGTCGGGGCGCAATGATTGGCCCGGATGCAGCCATGGCCCTTGATGAGTTGACCACTGCGTTTGATGCGAGAGATCGGGCTGTTGCAGCCGAAGAAGGAGCAGGCGTTCCCTCGGCCGTTACTCCCGGACCGCAGCCCACGGGCCAGCCAGCGCCTGCCCCGGTTTCAGCAGGCAAAGAGCCTACGCTTTGGGAGATGGCTCCGCTTTTGTCTGACATCGATGTTCTGGAAGCGGGGATCGGTCGGACTGTGCCTACGCAAGGCAGCCTGAACGCTCCTGCGCAGAGGGCGCAGACTTATTACAATCAAAAGGTCAATGATCTTGTTACGTTGTTGCAGAACAGCCCTCGTTTTGCTGAAGGCGAGCGAGAGCAGATCAAACGAGAGCTTGGAATGGATCTTTCCGTTTTCAAAGACCAGGATGCCATTCGCAACAGCCTCATGGGCACCGAACGTATGCTCAGGGAAGAACTTGCCGCTTCGCAGCGAGATGCAGCAAACAAGGAGCTTCCGGGAGAACGTCAAAAACAAGCATTGATCCAAATTCCGCTGATCAAGGACTTTTTGAAAATTCTTGCGCCTCCCCTTTTGCGAGATGAACAAGAATATCGAAGTCTGCCAGTAGGTGCGCCTTTCTTGATTTACAATCCAGAGACGCAGACCTACGTAAAGAAAACCCGGCAACGTATTCCCGGTGAACAATAGGAGCCCGTAGACATGGCGGAGCCACGACGCGAACCTAGGTTGTTTACCACGGACGATCTTGACCGAATTTTGCAGCAGACCGCTCCTGGGATGCCGCAACAGGAGGAGGTTCCGCCCGTTCCCGTGGACACCTCGCCGACATTTACCACGAAGAACCTTGAGGGGCTTGGGTATCAGCCGACCGCGGAAGAGAAAACTCCGACTACGTTGAGCCCCTCCGAACTAACGGAGACCTACGCTACCGGAGCTGCGGCTAAAGGTATTCCAATGCTGGTGGGCACCACTGCCGGCCTTCGAGCGGGCTTCCTTGCGGGGGCTCCCCTTGTTCCCGCGGCTACTCCATTCATGGGGCCCGCAGCCGCCGCCATTCCTGTGATTACTGCGGCGGGAGGAGCTGTCCTAGGGTATCAAGGGACGAAAGCCTTGGCGGATTCGATAGTTGACGAGCCTGTCCTCGGAGATCCCAGGTATGCCGCGTACGAGGCCGGCGGCAATTTCGGAGAGACACTGGGGATGATTCCTCTGATGTTTTTTGCCCCACAAGCGTTGGCTCCGTTTTTCGGTCCGCGGGTTGCTGGGTGGCTCACTGCCGTAAGCGAGGGCGCGCGCAAATACCCTAAATCTACCATCCTAGGGGAGACAACAAGCGGCCTGTCGTCGTCCGTTGGAACGTACGTCGCGGAAACCAAAAGACCCGGAGATCCAGAATCTCGGTTCTTATACGAAGTTGGTTTTGGCGTTGCGGATCCTGCAAAACTTTTACCGTTTGTAACCTCAAAGGGCTTTGACGTCTTAAAAACGGCGTATTCGTTGCGCAACAAGGCAGGAAGAGAGGCCTACGCTGCTTCTCGCTCTGAACGCGATCTTGACAAGGCGACTATGCGCTTGATTGAGATCTATCAGCGCCACGGCGAAGACATCCCAGAGTTGATTAAACAACTTGAGGCTCCGTTGCCCGGCGCTCCTGGTGTCACATATCAGACAGGGAAGGGAGCAACTAAGACTGGGCCAACAGCCGCTCAAAAGACCGGGTCGTTGGTGCTTGCGCAGCTTGAAACGGCTCTTAGTACGCTTAACCCGCAATACGGCGCGGACGTCAGTGAGCAGGGCAAGCAGGCACTGACCGCATACTCGCTTTTGATGCAGAGGCTTAATGAGGTTGGAAGTCCGCAAGCGTTTCGCGCGGCGGCGACCATGCAGAGAGACCTCATCAAGAACGCCATTAACGTACGTTTCACGAAGGCGATGGACAACGTGCGCCAGAAGGTCCAGGTATTTGAGGGGCGCCGAGACACGCCAGAGATTCGTACTCAGATTGGCCGCATTATCAAAGAAGAAGTGATAAATGCGGAAAAGGACGCAAGAGAGGTAGAGCGGATCCTTTGGACAAACGCCATGGAAGACGCGTTAACCCCAAGGGGAACAAAGCGCGTTTCCGTGATGATTCCGACTTCTCGCGAACTTAACGAGGCCTACAACAAAAGAGCCCAGGAAGTTTTGCAGGACATGGTTGCGCTACAGCGCAGGTACGGGAAAGTCGACTTCAATAACGCTCGTCAAGTCTCTCGTTTGACGGGACAAAAGGCGAAGTCGTTCACCCAGTACCTTAAAGAGAAGACGGGTGGAATTGTTCTGGATTCAGAGTGGATGGCGCGAGATCTAAACGGTCGCACGCGCCCCGGACTGTTTTTGGCCAATACCCCCGCCAATCGAAGCAGGGCGGGCATGGATGCGCTTCGGGAAGCGGCGTTTGATGGCGGATATTTCACCGGCAAGCGTAGTTACCGGGACATCACCGATGACGAAATCTTTGATGCGGTTGAGGCAGACACCCCAACAAGCCGTTTCTGGCAAGCGGATGTCCGGGAAAGACTAGCCGATGCTCAGTCTGAAGCGGATTACCTCATGCAAATGAGGGACGAACTCGACCTGCGCCCGGACATGACCGCGCAACAGATCGCCGCTCGATTGAGAGCGGTCGACGAGACGCGCCTCAACCAAGGACGAGACGATCTGTTTGTGCCCGTGGGCAAACAGCGAATGTTAACGAGGACGGTGAACGTCCCCAACGTCCTTGCTCCGAACAATCTCGTCTCGGCTGCGCTTAATCGACTTGACGAAATTGATCCGACCCAAGTACCAAAAGTAGTCCCGCCTGACGTTCTTTCGTTCTTTAACGAAATTGGACTCACCAAGGACGTTATAGACCGTTATCGCAAGGGGCGAGACGCCGGAGAGAGCGTTGAGCGGCTTCTTCCCCGTGCCGGAGCAATCAAAGAGATTCCTGTACGCAGGATGATCAACCTTCGCTCTAACTTCTTAGAGCTTGCTCGCGAGGCTTATGGGTCTGGGCAGGCTGCTAACGCCAATTTCTACTCGCTGATGGCACAGAACATCCTGAAGGATCTGTCGACGCTGCCGGGTGAGAAATACGATATCGCCAGGACGTATTCCAATGCGTTCAACGACAAGTTCACTCGAACCTTTGCTAACAAGCTGCTGCAAACGACACAAAAAGGCGGAGACGCGATTCCGGCCGAGACGCTTATTTCCAACTCGTTCGGGGCTGGAGCAGATCGGGTTTCACTGCGGCTATTAGAAATTGAGAACGCCGTTGGCTTCCTCAAACAACAGCTCGATGACGATATCGTTGAGGGACTCGCTAACCCGGATCAGATCGCGCGCGCCAGAGAGCTTGCAAAGATCTCGGGGGAGAGGGCCTCGTCGATCGACAAGGCACAAAAAGATGTCCTTATGCTTCTTGCCAGCAAGGCGACCTATGTCGATCCAAAGACAGATCAATTGCGTGTCAACCCACGCCAGTTAACGCAGTTCGTTACTCAGTATGACGACCTGCTTACCACAATGGGCCTCAAGGACGACCTGTTAAACGCCAGTCGAGCCGAAAACGCTTTGGCGGGGGTGCTTAATGCAAACAGCCGAATTAACCGAGACATCCGTAACAAGTCAGTACTTCCAAAGATTTTGGGCTACGAGAGCTTAACGAAAGCAATCGGTGATGTACTGTCCCCTAACAGCAAAAACCCAACTCGCGGTATGCGAGAACTGTCGCTTCTTGCGAAAAAGACGGGACAGGAAGCTGTTGACGGACTGAGATCCGGGATTTACGACCACGCATGGATTTCGGCTACTGGCGGCAGGTCAGATGTTTTCAATCCCCAGGCTTATTACGACTTTTTCTTTAAGAAACGGGCGGCGGATCAACCTGCGGTAGCGGATATTTTGAAAAACGCCGGGATTATGAAGCCCGACGAGCTCAATAACCTTCGGACACTAACCAACCAGATGCGTACGATCGAAGATGCGATGGCAAACCGTCGCACGCTCGAGAACGTCATGCAGGGCTCGGAGGTTATGGGCGAGCTTGTCATGCGAGTCGCGGGCGCGAAGATCGGCACCGCGGCCTCTGGTGGCGGCCCCGGAGCACTGATCGCGGCCTCTGCGGGCTCGAAGGCTATCCGGGACATCTTCGACAAGATGCCGATGGTCATGGTGCGTAAGATCATCGAAGACGCCACGCAGAACCCCGAATTCATGGCGCAGTTATTGAAGCGCGGCTTAAGCGAGCGCGAGAGACTGCTTTATGCGCGCCGTCTACACTCCTATTTAGTTGCTTCTGGTCTGAACTACGCGGGATACGATGCTCCGCCGGAAGGGGCCGGGCCGGGATCGCGACCGGGTGCTCCGCGCATGCAAGAGTCCGAAATGCGCAGGATTCTAAACAACCCGCAAAATCGTCCGCGGCCCCCGGCTCCCACGACTCGCGGAATGCCTGGTCTTCCCTCTGGTGGGGGAGGCCCTCCGCCGGCAGGTGGTGGCGCTCCTCCGACGTCGCAAAGCCGGATGATGCTCCAGCAGCTCTTCCCGAACGATCCGATTACGGGGGCGGCTGCGATGCAGGCGGGGATACCGCCGATGCCTGGCTAAAGCGTTCAACACGCTCGAGCCAGGCCGCCTTGTAGCGATCGAACTCAGCGCCGCTGGTGCTGAACTCCTGCGTCCCGCCCGTTTGTAGCGCGATCAGTACGTATCCGTGTTTGATTGTGGTGCCATGCACCACATCGTGCGCAAGCGCATAGGCCGCAAGCTGGTGGAAGTAATCCTGAATCCACTCATGCTTCTTCGGCTTCAGCGACTGCTTGAAGTCGATGATTGCGGGGTTGCCGCGATAGATGCCCACGAGATCCGTGGTGCCGGCGTATTTACTGGGGTAGTAGAGAGGAACCTCTGACCCCCAAATCTCGTTTAAGTTCAAAAAGTATTCGTTCACGAGCCGATAGCCCATCTCATAGCCCTTCACCATGAGCCAATTGGTAGGGCGCGGCAGATCCCGGTACGCGATCATCCGCTCGATGACGTTATGCATATGCGTGCCGACCGCGGCCGCTTCGTTTTTAATCCGGTTCGCTTCTGCCTCACCAACCCTCGCGGCCCACGCGTCAAGGGCGGCCTTGTCCTTCGTGCCCGAAAGGATCGTGGTGACGCTCGGTAAGGCGTTTGCATTACCGTCGACGTACCGCCGGCCCTCTGGCGAGTCGATGCGCTTGAGCTTTTCGTACTGGTAGAGCTTTCTGATCGGGATCAAATCAACCATTTCATCACCTCTTCGCCCATGACCTGGGTCGCGATGTTGATCTTGTCTCGCAGGGCCTTGACGATCTTCTCGTCGACCGTCTTGGGCGTGATCAGGTCGATGTACGTCACATTCTTGGTCTGCCCGATACGGTGTGCCCGATCCTCCGACTGCAACCGCTTCTCGAGGTCGAAGCTATTGCTGTAGTACACGACCACATTGGCCGCGGTCAGTGTCAGGCCGTAGCCGCCAGTGCTCGGATTGCCCACAAAAAAGCGCAGTTTGCTGTCGGGGTTCTGGAACTCCGCGACCACCCGCTGGCGCTCGTCGGATTCCGTGTCCCCGTAGTACGTACCGACACTTTCCATGCCGTATTCGCCCTGAAGGGCCTTCTTGATGGCCTCGATGTCATGCCGGTAGGTGGCCCAGATGATGATCTTTCCGTCCGTCTCTTCGACGATGGACATCAGCTCGTCCACCCGCTTGTTGGGCAGCGACAGCACGGCCCCGCTGTCGAGCTTGACATGCCCGCAGACGATCTGATGCAGCCGCATCAACTGCGTCAGCGCGTTCACTGTAGACATCAGTCCTTCGTTGAACTGTGCCAACGCCATCGTCTTCATCTCGTTGTATGCCTTGACTTGCTCGTCAGTCAGGTCAACTTCGCGTTTGACGTAAAGCTTGTCGGGCAGATCGAGGCACTCCTCCTTCTTGACACGGAAGCTGAAGCGATCAAGCTTTTCTTTGAGCTCATCGAGTTTTCGGTATCCCACGATCTGCTTGAAGCTGTGCGTCGCCACACGTCGCTCGAAGGTCACGGCATAGCGCGCCTGAAACGCGTAGTAGGACGGTGAGTCCAGGCACGCCTCTGACAGGAACGCGCACTGTTGATACAGATCAAGGGGCGACTTGGTCACCGGCGAGCCCGTCATGATGCGACGATACTTCGCCATTTTGCCTGTTTTTTCAGTGTTTTTGCTGCGTTTGCTGTTCGGCGTCTTGATCGTCGTCGACTCATCGATCGCCATCATTGCGTTGTGCACAAACAGGAATCTTTGAGCGAACTTCGTGCCTTTCGGTGTCGAGAACGCTTCGATGTTCATCACGAGGATCTTCAAGTCCTCAGTGATCTCGAACAACGAGTCAAGGGCCTGCTCTTCCGCCTTGCGTGGCGTTGCTGACCACAGCGCCACACGGTGGATCACATGTTCGGGCATGTGCTTAGGTATTTCCGTATCCACCCAGTTGCGGTACACGCCCTTTGGCGCGACGATCAGCGCCGCGTTAATGCGACCCTGGTCGTATAGCATTGCTATATTGTTGATGAGCATGAAGCTCTTGCCCGTGCCCATATCCGCAAACAATGCAGCGACTTGGTGGTCCCAGAATCGTTGAAGGTATGCGGCCTGATGCGCAAACGGCTTGTTTTTGAATCGATAAGTCTGTAAGAATTGGCTCATGTTGATCTCGCTTTCTAGCAGGGCTTGCAATCCCTGAAGCGCGAGTCTACACTAGTCCCAGAACTTGAGAAAGGAGAACTGTCCCGTGCCTAAAGTGTATGTCGTTTCCGAGACCTTGCAGCACAATATCGCAAGTGCTTTGGATTACGGCCAAATCGAGACCATTCTGC